GATCAGATGCGAATATCGCAGTTTGCGACACGTCGTTCAGGCGTTGCGCGGTCATTTCCAAGGCCAGGGTGAGCGGCGATGCAACGGCGTTGGCCGCCTTGACGGTCTTATCCCCAATGGAGCCGTCGATACCGCCAAAGTTCACAGCGCCATGGACAGCCAACGCCCGTTGCAGCCACCTTCCGGCCGCGCCCTGTCCCGAGTTCACGCCGCACGAGTAGACCAGGAATCGCAACTGCGGCGGCAAGTCCGTGCACCGCAGCCGTGTCCAGAAATCCCGCAGGTAGATCGCCTCCGCCGCCGCAGCGGTGAGCGTGGCCTTGTCGACGCTGGGATAGGTCGCGCTGGAAATCCCGTAGCGCGACCCGCCCAGCGTTCCGATGCCAGATTGTGCGCCGGTCCAGTTGCCCCCGTCGTTCGGGGCCATGTCGAGCGCACTACCCTCGTCCAGCACGAGGATCTGGAACGCGGCGGGATGGTCGGTGGGGAGGTAGATCATTTGGCGATTAGTCCCTGTGCGGCCGGCTGGTTGACGGTCACCGGGAGCCGTTGCTGATGCTGCCGGTCGCGTTCGGTTGTTGCACCGTGACATTGCCTTGCGGGGCCATGCTGCTTCCGCCGCCCGATGGTTTGATGAGTGACACGCCCGCAAGTGCGAGGCTTATGGCGGAGATCACCACCACGATGATCGCCAGCGCGCTGGTCTGCTGGACGGCCTTGCCTGAGCTGCCGCCATCGCCCCGGTCGAGCCGGCTCACAATGGCGGCGATCTTGTCGTCAATCGCAGTCGTCTTCGTCACCCATAAGGAACTGGTAGTTTCAAGCTGCCTGGCGGTGTTGGCCTTGGCTTCGGCTGCGGCCTCTTTGCGCTCTGCGAACTGCTGCTGAACATTCAGGAACTGCACCTGCACGGAGTTCATTCGCACTTCGAACAGGCCGTTGAGCCTCGATACTTCCCTATCTAAAATAGTCGGCGCGCTTGAAAGACTTTCATGGAATATCTTATTCGCATCCTCCAGCGAATCCATTCTGGTAGATAAGATTTCCTTTAGTGCGGAAAGTTCACGGCGCAGCTGATCCGTTGTAAGTAGCGATGGATCAGGGACGGGAATATTCCATCCGAAGGCAGGCTGCTCAGGCATCAGCGCGTAATCACCAGCAACCGCATCGAGGGATTTAAGTTGCTGGTGATGTTATTGAGACCCGTGACGTTCTGAACGGGTGTCATGGCGTTCGCCGGATTGGTGGTCAGGTCGTATTCGATGACCCGCGTGACCGCGCCGGCGCTGAACGTGATGACAGCGGGCGATGATGCCCCGCCCGGCACCACCTGCTGGTTGCCAAACATGATGAACACGCGCCCATCCGAGCTTGCCAGCACCATCGACTGTCCGCCGGTGTAGGGGCTAGCGGCATTGATCGGCGGGGCCATGCCGCTGATTGAGTAGGCGAAGTTCGACGGCACGAAACTATGCTTGTTCGTGCCGGTGTCGCCGGTGAGTTGCAGCAACGCGCGCAACGACAGCGCCGCCAGTTTCGGCGCACTCAGGCCGGCCGCGCCGAATAGCCCTGTGGCATAGCCGAAGGTTCCAGCCGCGCCGTAATCTTCTAGTGCAAAGTAATAGAGGGGACCAGATTGGAAGTTCTTAAACAGGCTAAATATTGCCCACATATAGTAATAGGCATCATAAGGCTGGTTAAACTGCACGGTGCTGGCGTTGGCGGTGTTGTTGTAGTAGGTCGGATGGTATTCGGTGAAATGCAGCGGCTTGTTGCTTGGAAACGTCGTCAAGTAACTTGTAATGAAATCGCCGATGATGCCCCGGTTCGCCGAGCCGTCGTCGAGGTCTCCGACCGTGCCAGGGTACATGTGGGCGTTGTTGGCCGAGCACATCGCCGCCAGCGCGGTGGTGCCGGGCGTCGCCGTGTAGGAGCCGGCGTTGCTGTCGACATAGCCGCTGAGATACGCGGTGAACGGCTGGCCCAGCAGCACGATGCTGGACATGATTCCGCCGACGCCAGGCAGGGATGCGACCCCTGCTTGAACCTGCTGCTGCGCCGCGACGGCCTGCGCGATCGGCCAGTTGTTGAGGTTCGGCTCATTGATCGGCTCCAGCCAGTCGATGATCGGCCCGCCGGTCAACGACTGGCTGGATAGCGCGGTGGTGAGCTGTATGGCTGAGGCCACTTCGACTGGTTGCTGACCGGCCAGCTCGAACAGCGCGCCGGTTGCGTTGTGGACCTGCTGGATCCAGGGCAATTGCTGCGCGTAGGCGGCGGCCTTGTGGTACTCGCGAATTCGAGGTGTGAAGCCGGTGCCGCTGAACAGCCACTGCAACATCGAGATGACCATCGGCGCTTGAAAGTTTGACGGGTAGGCGCCCCAAACGTTGCCGTAGTCCGTGCCGGTGCCGTAGCCGCTGAAGGTGTTGAAACCGATGCGGTTATCGAGCATGTCGGCGATGCGCAGCGGCGTTTGGCCGGTGGAGATAGTGGTTGCTCCGGCTCCGGCTCCGGCGCCTGCCCCGGCCGCCGGCGTGGTGGTGGTGGTGGTGTTGGGGTTGCCGGGGTTGTAGCCGCCGCTTTCGGTGGCAGAGGCATTGGTGGGCGTGGTGCCCTGCGAGTACGTGGCGCCCGCCGTGATGGTGATGGTGCAGGTGTTGGACACCAGCAGGTTGTTGCCGGCGCTATCCGTGAAAAAGGCGTTGATGGTGTCGGGCTGCGACGTGTAGCTGCCGTACTGCAACGTCTGCAGCGCCGCCTGGAGGTTCGGATAGGTGCCCGAGATGATGGCGCCTTTGGCACCTTGATGGAGCGTGCCGCCGCTCACCAGAGCGCATCCGGAGAGGTTGGAGAATGACAGGTCGCCGCCGTAATATCCGTTGGTGTAGAGTTTCAGGTTGTATGACTGGGCCGGCGTCGCGGCGCCAACGGTGGATGCGAAGGCAATGCCGGTGATGGCGCTTCCGGTGTTCCGATCGACAGTCACCGTGGTCGGCAGGGCTATGGCGTTCGCCGCGCTGACAGTGATCTGAATGAGGTGGTAGTACTCAAGGCCATAGCCGTTGTAGCAGTCGACATTGAGCGTGGCGTTGCCGGCGGTCGACGGCGCGGTGTAGGTGATGTTGGAGAGGCAGGCGATCACATCGGCGAAAGCGCCGCTGACGCGCACGAACGCGCTGCCGTTGGTGCCGCTGGTGACGGTGGCCCCTCCCTGCAGCGCCACGGTAACAGTGCCAGCGTTGGCCGTGAGGTTGACCAACGCTAGGCCGGTGTTGGTGGCGCCGTAGGAATCCCGCCAGTAGATGTTCGTGAAAGTGTGGACGCCACCGGGGGTAATCGACAGCGACGGCACGGACAGGCTGGGATCAACCGGCCCCACCGGATTTGCGGGAGGTGACACGACGGCGCCGGCGGTAACGGTGACGCTCGCGGTGACGATGGGGCTGACGAACCCCATGATGTCGGTGTAGACGGCCGAGATGATCGCGGTGCCGACTGTGCTTCCGGTCAGCGTCAGCGTGGCCAGCGCCGTGTTGGCCGCCGCCACGGTCCCGGTAATTTTGATGGCGGCGGTGCCGCTGCCCGCAATGGCGACGCCGCTCGGCACCATCGCCAGCGTTGAGCCGCCGCCCGTCACTGTGACAGACAGCACGCCGGCCCCGCCATCGGTTACTGCGGGGGGGTCGGTGACGGCAAACCCTGGAACCGCCAGCGCCTTGCCGGCAACGACGGTGAACGGGCCGCTGGGGAAGGCGAACAGCGGGTATCCGCCGTTGTTGCCCGTGGCGCTTCCGGTTGCGGTACCAATGGTGACGGCTATGGTGGCGCTGTACGAGGCGGTGGTGCTGCGGGCTATTGAGATCAGAATGACATCGACGCCCGCGGCCACGGGCGCGGTGTAGACGATCGCCGCCAGCGCCATCTTGACGGTGGCCAGGTTGCCGGAGCCGGAGACCGATGCCGTGCCGCTGCCCGCCAGCGTTCCACCAGTGGCGCCCGCCACGGACAGCGTGCCATGCAGGCAAGTGATGGCGAACGGGTAGTTTGCGACCACGCTACCAGGATCGGTGAACGTGACGCCGACCAGCGTGATGACGCTTGATGCGGGTGTTGTGAACGATGGGGGAGCTGCGAGCACTGGCGGCGCGGCCGGAACCGTGTTGGTGACCGCCTGGAGGGTGGACACGCTGGTGGACAGCGCCGCAATTTGCCCGGCGGTGAGCGCGGCCGCGTTCTGCCGGGCCGTGGCCTCGTTGTTGACGGCAGTGGTCAACGCCTGTTCGGCGGCGAGCGCACGCGTGGCCTCGGTGGTGATGCCGGTGGCGCCCGATGTCGCGAGGTAGTCGCCCAGCGCCATTTGCACGCCGTTCGGCGCGGTGACCATGAGTTTGGACGCGGGCACCTGATGGAACTGCGCGTTGAGCAGAACCGTGTCCTTGAGCTGGTTCGGCGAGAGCGGCGAAGATTCGGACATGATGGCTCCTATCCGCACGCTGCGGAATATGTTTGCAATTCGGTAACGGAGGGCATACAGGACGCCTGCATAACGAGGGCGGCTGCGATGCTTGAAACAGTGCTGCGGGTGGCTGTGATGGCAGGAGGTGGGATCGTCTTGGCGGGTGTGGGCCTTGGGGTGCTTCGTTCTTGGCTGCTCGGTTCGTGGTTTGCCTGCACGCCGGTGGGGCTAGTGATCGGCGGACCGATCTATATGGGCGCCGTCGAGGCTTATGGCGGCGATCCGTACAGTCAAACCGGGTGGAAGTTCGTTCTCTGCGTTGCGTTCGCTGAGGGCGTGACGTGCTTGATTGCAATGGGGCCAATTCTTTACTGGCAGGCGCGAAATCGCGCTTAGCAGAATGCGTGTAAATCAGGGGGTGCGTGCCGTGGTGTTGATCGTCGGATTGTTCGCCGGGCTGGGGCTGTTCTACTTCTGGCTGCTCGGCCAGTGGTTCGCGAGGGTGCTGGTGGCCATCGCGTTGGTCATTCCGAGCTGCTGGATATTCATGGCGATGATCGGTGCGATACCGAACCAGCAGCCGCCGTTGGATTACGCCCTCACCTGGACGTTTGGCCTCGGCTTCGCGTGGCTGGTGGCATCGCTGCCGACGTTCTTCTGGCGGGCCGAGAAGCGGGCGCAGGCGAGGCGACGGCCCATCCAGCCGGAGTATATCGCACCAAGGCATCCGACCATGAGGGAGTGGGAAGCGATGCCCTTGGCGCAGCAAGAGTTGCTACTGGGGCGGGTTCAGCAGCGCGTTCTTTAGCGTCGCTCTGTTCGCGGCGGCGGCTTTGCCGGTAGCATTGTCCATCACGGCGTTGAGCAGCATGTTCGCGCCAGGGATGTGTGACACCAGGGCGTGCGCGCCGGCCGTCGCCGCCCCGGTCCCGAGCTGACCCATTACGCTCAAATTGTTGGCGGTGTCCGATCCGGCCGGCCGCGCCAAGTTGCGGTTGTTCTGGCGCAGCAGGTCCGAGCGCAGGTTGAACAGCCCGTCCAGCTGATCGTCGGTGAGCGACTTGGCAGGTGACAGCCCGCCCGACGACATCTGCCCACCGATATTCTTGAGCATTGAGTTCACGCGGCTGAGCTGCATCGTACCGTCCGCTCCCGCCAAGTTCGGTCGATAGCTCTGTAGCAGTTGCTGGGCATCAATCGGCCTTGAGGCGGTGGCGTAGTTCGATAGGTATTGCTGGTAGCCCGGCGCCCCCGTCTCGATCGCACTGTCCAGCGCGCTTTTGATCTGCAGCAGCTGGCCACCAGCATTGCCCACGGTCGGATCGTTGGCGGCAGATGCCTTGTTCAGCATGTTGGTGATGTTCTCGCGCACGCCGTATAGGTTCTCAGGGTCGTCTTTCAGCGTGCCGTCCGGTTTAAGCATCTGCTGCTGCACCTGCCCGACGTAACGCTTTACGTCGCTGTTCTCGCCCAATCTTGGGTCGTTCAGGATGCCGTTGATGGTGTCCATCACCGGAGCCGTGCTCACCGGCGTGGTTTTGCTGAATGCCGCCTGCAGATCGGCGCTGGCCTGCTCGCCGCGCTGCGCTTGCATCGTCTGCACGGTAGTTGGCGTCCCAGCCAGATCGTCGAAATGATCGTAGCGCGCCTCGTTATTCTTCCGATCCAGGTTGGCGAAGTCCGCGTCGCCGGCGGCGATCACCCGCTGCTGCCCCGCCATTGCCGGATCGGCTGTCGCTTCGGCCAGCGTCGGAGTTGAACCGGCAACGTAGGGCGTGTTGTCGTAGGCCAGCGGCGCCTGTTGGGACATCCTGTAGTTGAAGCCCGTGAGCTTCGAGGCGTTCGCCTGCGCCGCCGTCATGGCGGGAGCGGAACCCGGTGGCACGGCGGCGGCTCCCATGCTGGCGGGCGCCGGTGACGCGCCGAGCGGTGCGCCGGCCGTGAATGACGCGGGGCTGCCGGAAGTCGGTGGAGAAGTCGGTGGAGCGATTGAAGGCGCCACCGGGTTATTTGAAGCGGGCACTACGGCTGCCTTGGCCCGCGCAATCGTGGCGTCGATCGCCTCTTGAACAGCAGGATCTTTGGCGCCGGTGAGCTTGTTGGCCAAGTAGCCGGCGCCCTTGCCCAGCGCTCCGATGCCCCCTGCAACCGCACCGATCGCTGGTCCCGCGATGGCGCCACCCTCGGCCCCGGATAGCATGTTCTGGCCAAGCGTCTGGTCGTTGGCACCCGCGGTCAACGCACCGTATCCCGCGCCAGCAACCGCGCCCTGCCCTGCCAAGCCCGCGCTCTTGACCAGCATGTTCGCTGTGATGCCGGCCCTGGCGCCTCCCGATGCCGTGCCGGTCAGCAGGTTGCCCACCGCGCCGATGCCGCGGCCCAGCGCCGGCGAAACTGCATCGGCGGCGCCGGCCAACGCTTCACCCCCCGCGCCGATCGCGCCACCGAGGGGGCCGAGCGCGGGCAATGTGGCCACACCCTGCCCAACGAACCGGCCGATGCCGCCCGCCAGCGTTTGCCCGGCCGGCGATGCCTCGTATTGCTGCCGATCCGCCAATAGCTTGTTCGCCGTTGCGCCCGCATCGATGCCGATTGAACTATCCAACCGGGATAGGAGCGGCACATTGGCGTCGACGTATTTGGCGAGGTTGGCTCCGGTGCCGACCACATCGCGCACGCCCTGCAACGCGCCGGACGCCAAATTGTCGATTAGGGGAACGGTGGTTTTCGGCGGGTCGATCGATTGCGGCACATCGGCTGCCGCGGCGTTTACCGGCGGAGCGGCGAGGATCGGTGCCGTCACGGCCTCGCCTGCGGACACGTAGGGATCAGGTGCGGCGGCTGCGGCCGAGGATGCCGGCTTGCCCGAAGTCACCTGCTCGCCAAGCGTCACGTACGGGTCGGCATCGGCTGCCGGTGGGGCGGCGGCTGGCGTGCTCCCACCCCTAAGCTGTGCCAGAACGGCATCTGTCTGCGGTGTTGCCACGGATGCCCCTGGTTGCTGTTGAGCGGCCTGCAACTGCGCGTAAGCTGTTGCCACCTTGCCGGTGTAAGCCTGTGTCTCAGGATTATTCCAGCGCGACTGGTCATCCCCGGCGTTGTAGGCCCGCAGCGCATCGGCGGGGTTGCCGTATTTGGTCAGCAGGTGGTCCATCATCTTGGCCTGGCCAGGGATGGCCTGTGACGGTGCGAATGGGTTGGTCACACCGTATTGCTGTGCGGTGCTGTCAATGAACTGCGCGATGCCCTTGGCCGTGCCGGAACGGGTCTGTGGTCCTACATTGTTCGGATTGAGGCCGCTTTCGACCATCCCCTGGGCTTTAAGCAGCAGCGGATCAACATTCGATTGTGTGCCAGCATCGGCATACATCTGGTCCCACTGGCTAGTTGCCACCGGGCGCCCCAAGCGGCACCGACCCGCCGTTGTCGAACAGGCCCAGCTTCGTTGCCATGCCGATCGAGCGGTGCAGGTTGTTCCAAGGCGCCGATCCCGGCTTCATGCCCGACAGGATTTGCTGCTTTTGCGCCGGTTGCAGCATGTCCCACTGGAAACCGCGCGGATCGGTGCTGTTGGAGAACTTGCCGGCATAGCCGCCGTAGCCAATGCCGGTCTGCTGATCGGGCGCAGTGAGGTTCTGCGCGATGGCCTGGCGCTGCTTGCCGATGTCGTTCTGCAGCACCGCAATATTGGCCGGCGTCGAGAGCGAGGTGCCAGCGTTCGATGCTTGCGAAAGCGCCCGCCCGGCATCGGTGTTGCTGCTGCCCGCCGCATTCATCGCCAGCCGTTCGGTTAGTTTGTGGAATAGCTCGTAGTTGGCGAGGTCGTTGGTCATGCCGGCCGGCAGCAACCCGGCGCTCTGCAGCAGGTTCCCCATGCCGACCATCGCCTGTGGCGTGCGGCCGGAGCTGCTGAGCTGCAACGCCGTGAGCGCGTGCTGCATGTTCTGCGTGGTGGTCTGCGCGGCTGGCAAGGCGGCCTGATCCGTTTTGAATTGCGTCGTGTCAGCTTGCTGGGAGACAGCCACGCCCGGCGGTTGCGCGGCGAGGAACGGCGCGGGCGGAGCGGAGCCAGCCATGGCTGGAGCACCGCCGCCAGTTGCGGGCGAAGGCGTTCCCGCTGGCGCTTGCGGGCGTCCGGTTCCCAACCCTGGCGACGCGGAAGGCTGTGGCCCAGCCACGCCGCTGGCTCCGGGCAAAGCGCTGCGCGGCACCGGCACCTGGATGTATTGGCCCTGATGCTGCGGGTCCGGCACGTACTGCGTCGACATCGCCGCGTTGGTTTCGGGTCCGGTCACCTGCTGGATCGGAGCACCGGCCGGGTTAAATGCGCCGCGGTTGCCGCTGAGCATTCCACCCGCCAAACCAGGCTGCACCGTCTGCCCGTTGCTCACGGAGGTTGGCGTGCCATAGGCATTGGTCAGCTGTTCCTGCGACGACGCCATCTGCTGCTGGATCGTCTGGATCATGTGCGTCCGCGTGGCCATCGATTGCGGATCGTCGCCAGATGGCATCCCGATCAGTGCCGATTTTGCGCTCTGCGGCTGGATTGCCCCGGAAGCCAGGCCGCGCTGCAGGAAGTCCGTCGTCTGGCCGTAGGTCGGCCCCGCGCCATTGTTCAGCTGCAAGAGGCCGCCGATGCCGCTGGCGAGCTGCTTCTGTGATCCCTGCGCCTGTGTCTGCTGCGCGCTGGATTGGGTCTGTGCCGCCGCGATGGCATCCTGCGCGCCGATCCCCGCGCCCGGAGACTGACCCAGCAGCATGTTGAACTTCGACGGGCTGAACTGCCCCGTGCTCGGATCGATCGCCTGTTGGGCAAGCTGCCCCTGCTTCTGCTGCGACTGGAACAGGCGGTTTTGGTTCATCGCGTTTTGCGATTGGAGCATCGCCTGCCGCGCCTGCATGTACTGAGCCTGCTGCGCCAGCGGGTTTTCCACCGGGGTCACACCCTGGCCAGCCTGGAGCGCGATGAGGTTGTTGACGCTGCCGCTCATCAGTACGATCCGTTCTTCGCGATCTGCTGCATCAGTTGGTTATTCTGGTTGGCGTAGTAGGCGTTCGACGCACTGTTCGCCGCGCCAGTGAACCCACTCGACAGGGCGTTCGCGCTGCCCACGGTGCCTGCCGCCTGCGCCTGACCCGCGCCGGTGATGAGCGCGTTCTGTGCCGAGGCGGACGCCTGCCCCAGCGAGCCGGTCTGAGCTGCAGCATTCTCACCCAGCGAGGAGGCCCCGAGCAGCCGGTTGTAGCTGTTCGTGAGGTTGCCCTGCTGCGCGGTGTTGCTGCCTAGCGCCGCCTGCCCCAGCCCGACTGAGCCGGCCGCCGCCGCGCCATAGCCGCTGGCCACGTTGCCGTACGCCGCCGTGAGCGCGTTCTGCACCCCGGTCTGAGCCGCTGCGCCTGTCTGGGCCACGTTGTATTGGTTGCTGGCCCCGGTCTGAGCCACATTATACTGGTTGGTGGCGTTGTTTACCGCGTCCGAATACTGCTGCTGGTAGGTGTTGTCGGCCAGCCCGGTTGCATAGCTGGCCGCGCCCTTCAACGCCGCCCCTGACACGCCAAGCCCGCGCGCCGCCGCGCTGTTCTGCACGCTCTCCAGCCCCTGGTCGCGGGTGAACTGGTAGCCTGGCGTGGCCTCCAGCGCCGCCTGCCCGCCGGGTCCGACCCCGACGTTGCCCGCCGCCGCATAGCCTTGGGCGCCGACGTTCTGCGCGTTGGCGAACCCGGCCTCGCCGATGCCCTGCGCCTTGGCATATTGCTGCTGACCGACCTGATCCGCGATGCCGGCCTGCTGGAGCTGGTAGCCGGTGTTGGCCTCCTGCTGGAGCGTGTTGTTCTGCCCCTGCTGCACGAAATAGTCGTTCTGGTTGAGGTAGCCCTGCCCGGTATTGGTGTCGCCATACGTCCCAAGGTTGCCGCTCAACTGGCCCAGCGCGGTCTGGCCGGCGGCGGTGTACGGCTGCAGGTCCTGCCGTGTCTGCTGGAATTGGGCCGACTGCTGCTGCTGCGCCTGCCCTGCGGCGTTGGCCTGCGTGTTCGCGGCATCGGATGCGGCGCCAGACGTGAGCAGCCCGCTGCCGATCGTCGCTGCGGTGCCGGCAGCCGCCAGCGCGGTGGGGGCCGAAATGCCGCCGATCACCGAGCCGATGGCCGCGATAGGTGCCGAAATGCTGCCCATGTCAGGCCCCGATGTTCATATGGTATTCGCGCTGCGCCTCAACCGCGCCCATGCGGCGATAGAGCACGCCGGTCCGCGCGCCGCGCCCATACGACGTGTGGTGCAGCCGCAGCGCCCGGATGCCGCCCACCTCGAACAGCGCCCGCGACACGTCCAGCAGCCGCCGGCCGATGCGGTGCCGCGCCGCTTCGGGCAGCACGTAGAACGGCCCCTGCATCATGGTGGGAGGACTGTCCGCCTCATGGTTGGTGGCCAGCGTCCAGCAGCAGTAACCCACGATGGCGCTATCCACGCGGGCCACGACGACGCGCCAGATCCCCATCTCCACCATTCGCGCTAGTGTGGCTTGGTCGAGCCGGTATGGCCCCTCGGTGCCTTCCGTGGCCTCCGCATGGTGGCCGGCTCCCATTGCCTCGCACTGCCGGGCAATGTCGCTCCAGCGTTCCTCCCCAACCGTCACGAATGGGCGTGGATGCTCCAGGCGGTCGGCCAGTTCCGTTTTAAGCGCGGCGATCGGTGCTGCACGCTCCTGCAGGCGTTGGATGCGGGCCGGCATGTCGACTTGGATGTTCACCCGGTCCATCTCGGCCCAGCGTGGCCAGTCGAACTCGGTGCCGAGGCAGTGCCGCTGAATGGCAGCGCAGGTGCGGGGGCTGGTCAAGCTGGAGAACTGCACCGACAGCACGTTGGGCAGGCCCGACATCTCGAGCATCGCCATGCTGCGCCGCTCAAGTTCATCGTAGGAAACCGCTATTCCGGCCCGCTCGAGCGACGCCACCACCTCAATGATGTCGCGCCACACCAGCACGATGCGGCAATGCGGCAACGCTTGGCGCAGCACGGGCCACGCCGCCGCCGCGCCCGTCTCGCAACTGCCGCGCACGCGCCGGTACAGCGCCTCCAGCCATTCGTCCGTCGTGTCGCACTCGATGGCCATGTCGTGCGCCACTGGCTGCCCGCACACCGCGCCCAGCCAGTGCGCCAGCCATGCACTGCGGCTGCGCGGCAGGGAGAAGATGACGAACGGCGGCATCGGGCGTTATCCTGGAGGGAGTGGAGGAATAGATGAGCGACGCCGACCAGACACAGACGGCCCCGGCATTGGCCGCGCAGTTCGACGCACCCGGTCCGCGCAACCCGCTCATACCCATTGCGGCTGACGCTCGACGCGGGGAGCAACCGTGTGGCGAATGCTACCTGAAGCCGAGTGAGACATGCGACATATGCGGCGCCAGGGCAGAACCATGAACGACGACACGCCAGCACAGACGGCCGGGAGCGCTATCGAAACGCAACAGGCAGAGTATGACGCAGGTCAGCAGGCGGGACGATCTAACTCTGGCGTGTGGGGCGGCGAAAGCAAATCGTGGCTTGAAGGATATTCGGATGGCCGGGCCGACGATGAGGAAGGCGAATATGATCTCCGTAGCGCTCGCTTTGGGAGGCCGCCCAATGCCGAGTAGCAGCAGCAACGCGCCGGAACAGACGGCCACCCTCACATCGTGAACCCGGACATCACCACGAACACGCTGCTGATGGCGCTGCACAGAGCCGTCACCGCGTCGCCCGGCCCCAGTACCAGTTGCGACAGCTCCGGGGCCATGTAGGAGCCGTTGAGCGCCACCGATTGCGCGTTGACCAGCGCGCCGCCCGAGCCGCCGTTGCGCACCACCCGCACCGTGACCGTGACCGCCGCGCCGCCGCTATTGGCGAACACGGCGCGCTTGACGATGGCGGTGGTGCCGGCCGGCGCGGTGTAGAGCGGGGTGGCCGTCGTTCCGAGCGTGACGCCACCTTGCAGGACCGCCGCGACAATCGCCATTCAGCGGCCTCCGTTACGTGGTTGGCACATCGCCCAGCGCCAGCGCCAGCAACGTCGCCTGCTGCAACTCCGCCGGGATCGCCCCCAACGCTGCGTTAGCCGTCGCCAAGCTGCTGGTGTTCTGCGCCACATTGGAGGCGAGCTGCGTCAGATTGGCCGTGATCTGCGTCAGATTGGCTGTCGAACCCGAGCCACCGCCGGTTGCGATATACTGCTGACGCAGAAACGCCAGCCATTGGGGGGTGACCTGCCCTGTGTTCAGGTCGACTAGGGGCGAACTGGGAGCTGGGAAGCCGCGCCCGGAGAACTTGGCGCTGCCGCTCATGTCGCCCCCGCCACCGTCTCAACCCAAGCCCCCTGCAGCACCGTGGCGACGGGCGCGTTCCAGGACACCTCAAACACCCGCCCGCCCCGCGAATAGCCCAGCCGGCGGAACTGCAGCGACGTGTTCGCCGCGCCGTTCAGCCCCATGCCGAGCGCCACCGGCGCCCCGAAGCTGAACCCGCCATCGTCACTCCAGCGCAGCGACAGTTGCGGCTCTGGCTGCCCCACTGGGACCAAACCGCACTGCATGTCAGCGGTGAACCGCGTGTAAAAAATCCGGTCGGCGTTGCTCTCTAAGTGCGGAAACGCCCGCGTCCGCTGAATCGGAGCGCCGTTGTCGGTGTAGACATTCGGGTCGAGCGCATAGAGGTTGCCGTTGGTGACATCACCGACCAGGTTGTAATTGCTGAAGGCGCTATGGCAGATCCCGCGATGAATGCCGCCGCCAGATTGCCACTGATGCCAGAGCGACGTGGCAAGATCAAAGCACCAGGTTGCTCCGGCAGTCGGGAAAGTAAGCACATAGACGATATGGCCGTCGATCTGGTAGATCCAGCCTACCGCATCGGTGATCTTCGAATAGCTGCGGATCGCCGCCTCGATAGCGTGTGTGGACACCCGCATGGCGTTGTAGTTTTGGCCTCTCAGCACGATGCCTTCGCCGTCGCGGCTGCGGTCCAGCCAGAACACGGCGCCATCGGTGTGCGCCACGCTGGCCGCCGCGACGCAGCCGTGTTCAATGCCGCCGCTGAATACCTGGAACGGGAAGTCGGCCGCGCCAACGTCGCTCCAAATCTCGGTGTAGCGCGTGCCGAACAGCCACAGCTCGCGGCGAAACACGGCGATGCTGACCAAGGTGTCCAACCCCGCCTTAGCTGCGATGTACAGCGGGTCGAAGGTGACCGCGACGCTGCGCGATACATAGAACTGGTTGGTGCCGGGCCTATTCAGCACGAAAAACGTGTCCAGCATTTCGACGCGATCGGCACCGTAGAACGCCGGATCGGAGATCGCTGAGAACGCGCCGGTGGCCAGCAGCACGGTGTAGCCGGCGGCGCTGCCGTCCACCAGGATCAGGTTGACGGAGTTGTCTGACATGCTCACCGGCCCGCTGGTGGTGGCGATGGTGCCGACGATTGAGCCGCCGGTGTCGGCGTTCACCACCACGTTGTTGCCGACCACGCCGAAAAGGGTGCCGTTGGTGGCGCGGTACATGCCCCGCCATGCGCCGCCACCGACGACGCCGATATATCGCAAACCCGGCGTGGGGTAATGCGCAAACGCTGTTGGCTCGCCCTCCGCCTGCGGCATTGCTTCCGGCATGAGGTTGATGCAAGTCTGCGCCCCGACCGTGAGGCTGCGCGCCACATAGCTCCCGCCCGTGAGCGGAACGTAGCTCAAAGTTCGGCCGAGGCGGCGTAGAACACGCTGATAGTGACGGTCCCGGTGGCGTTTGCTGTGCCGCCGCACCCGACATGGCCAAAGACGGGACCATACTGATTAAGCGATGTCTGAGTGAAGTTCACGAAGTTGTTGCTGATCGTCGTAACCGTTGGTAAGGCGCGCATCATTGTGCCGCCGTCCGACACATCCGAGAATCCACCGCCCGCCGCTTGGTAGCCGGTCGCATAACACAACCCTACTTGGTAGTAGCGCTGCGCTATGTAGAACTCATCGGCGTAGCTGCGGTGCTGCAGCAGCGTGGCCGTGGTGCCGAGTTCGAGTTGCAGGCCGCCGACGTTCAGCGTGGCGGTGCCGGGCGCTCCCTGTTGCGTGAGGAGGATGGCCACAGAGAGGCCGTTGGCGACGCCGGGCGGCATCACGAACGTCATGCTGACGCGCCCCGGCGCGCTGGTGACCGTCGCCATCTGGGTTGGAAAGAGCGTTTTGTTCCGCCAGGTGTCGGTGACGTTCGGGTTGCTCAGCAGGACCGTCACCTGGAACGTGCCGGAAGTGGTCGACGCCGATGCGTAGAACGACAGCGTGACGGTGGCGCCGGGCAGGTCGCGGCAATCGACCGCCTCGATGCGCTGCTCCACCGCAAGGGTGCCGACGACGGGCAACGTGCCGGTGAGCTGGGTGTAGTTCGAATACCCATAGTCGATGCCGCCGGCGATGATCGAGGCGGTGAGCGCGCCGCCGGTGGACGATACGATCCAGCCGTCCGAGGCGTAGCCGGCGGTGGTGATCGACGTGCCGCGCTGGTTGACCAGCATCCGGCCGTTGCGCAGCCGGTTGAAGCCCGCCAGCGTGGCGCTCGGCGCCGCCTCGGCATTCAGCAGCGCGAAGTTGCCATTGAGGTCCACTGCGTCGACGAAATCTCCGGGCTTCCAGACGTGCAGCGTGCCGCTCATAGAGCAGCTTTCTGTATAACTTGGGCATCTGCATTCAGCATCTTCCACGCCTGCTTACAGACTGTTCGTAGCTGATCCGGGGGGTAGTCGCATCCGCCAGATACCCGCTTGAGGGCTACCACAAGTTGTTCGCGCGTTAGATGAGGTATGCGCCCCGTCAAAATCTCGACTATGGCGGTCTGTGTTGGGTCGGTGCTCATGACAAAACCCGGTCCATTATTCTACGATGTCCTGTCCGTCGAGTGTCGAGATGCCGACGCGGAAGCCTTGCACCTGATTGAAGCCGGGCGCCGCGCCGACGCCGGCCAGGCCGTTCACCCAATCGCCGCCATCGTTGCCGCACATTCCCGGCAGGTCGCGCGGCATCCGCGCCTCGGGAATCTGCGTGTTCGTTCTACGGATCACGTTCAACGAGTTCAGCGCCTTGGCGGTGATCGTCGGCTCCGGCGGCAGCTGGTAGTACGGGCGCAGGATGGCCGCAAGGTTCCACATCAGCGCCGCGTTGTACTCAGGCGCCATGCCGGTGTCGGCGGTGGGATCGGAGAACCCGCCCATGCCATCCTTCACCGACAGATGCAGCTCGTAAGAGCTGCTCAGCGGCGAGACCGGATAAAGCCAGATCGTGCCGAGCGGATAGCCGGTGTCGTAGAACAGCGCGCCCGGCAGCCCACGCATCTGCTTGAGCTGCACCCGGTCCCACTGCTCCCGGCTGTCCATGACGTAGAGAGGCCAGTCCAGCGGCGTGTTGCCCTGGTTCAGCCGGTAATATGCCGCCTCGATCCGGTCGGGCCGGGCCACGTTGATGTCACCACCGGCGCCGATGGTGTAGGACGCGCTGCCGTTCAGCGTGAACGCGACATCGGCAAGATGCGGCACCAGCCAGCGTTGCCGCGCCCACTGCGCCGCCATGTCCTGTAGGAGCGTGAGCGCGTCGGCCACGTCCTCGGCCGGCGAGACTTGCCCCAGCCCAACCGCGCCGGACATTTTCAGTGCCAGCGCGATCAGGCTGTTGGCTGTTGCCACTACGAGGTCAACTCCTTAACCGCCCACATAACCGCCTCTTCGAGCGCGGTGAAAGCGAGCGAGCGATAACGTCCCGGCTTCACCTGCTCGAACAAGGTTTCCAACTCGGTTGCCTTGGTCTTGATGGCGTCGTGCTGCGCTTTCTCGGCATCGGTCAGCGCGCGATACTTCGGACGGAACCGAGTGACCGGCTCCGCTACGTTGTCGGACTGGCGCGCGTCTGGCGTGCCTTCGTAGACGTGTGCCATGCGCCTACGGCTCCGGATCGCCGGCGCGAATGCGCTGGTCGGCCACCACCGAGTTCTCCACCACTTTGTCGGACACTGGATGATCGTCGCCCAAGGCGTGGTCGACGCGGTTCTTGAGCCGGTGCGCCACGGCAATGCTGGCATCGGTCTCGGTACGGTGCTGGTCGGCCTCGACCGCCGTCTTGAACCATTGGGTGATGTCGGTGAACATCTTCGGGAGGTCGTCGGCCGTCTTGGCCGTGCGCGCCCCGTAGATCGGGTTGTACAGCGTCAAGGGGAACGTCGGGAACTCAAGCGGGTCCATGTCTACTCTCCACTCTCGGGGGGTTCGGGCACCGGATCAGCGCCACTACGACGGCCGCGCTTGCCGGACGGTTCCGGTTCCGGCTCAACATACGGCTCCGGCTTGGCGGCTGGCGGTGCGGCGGCTTCCGGTCCCAGCGGTGGCTTGTCCAGCAGTGCCGCCAAGCCGGCCAGCACGCGGTCGGTGACCGTCTGCGCGATATGCTCGGCAAACGCCTCCTGGTTCGACGGGACGGGCACGGGAGGCGGTACCGGGCTGGCGCGGTGCATGTCTGTCGGCTCGGTGTTCCAGCCGGCACCTGCCGCCTTGTGCGCGGCCTCATCAGGCACGGTAAGGGTCGCGGGGCTGTCAGAGGCGTACAAAATCCGAGGATATTCCTGCATTTCAGATGCTCCCTTTCTGGCCTAACCCTGGATGCCCACATCGCCGACAATCACGGCCCATTCCGGTCGCACCGCCGCCCAGCCGTAGAGAATATCCAGGCGGGTCACCATCTGGTCGGTGCTGATGTTGTAGGCCGTCACCAAGCGCACGCTGATGCCATCCTGGTTCTCACGGTGCGCCTCATGCACGCCGCGCGGCAACTCCATGTCAGCGGTCGCCAGCGTGAACGCCTCGGGCCGGAACGCTAGGTTCTTGGTGACCAGTTCGCCCGCATTCACCGGGCTGGTGACCTGCGCGCCGTTGGCCGGGCTGTTGGTCACGGTTTGGTACGCACTGCCGGTCAGGCCAGCAACGACGGTCGGCGGAGTGAGCGCGGGGTAGATCGGGATCGAGGTGGCGCCAGCCGGGGTCGCTGCCGTCACCACGAACATCGCCAGCGCGCCGCTCGATGCGTTGGTGACGCGGTTGACGTTGTAGACGCCGGCGAACTGCACGAAATCGCCCTTGTTCAGCGGGCCAGCGAGCGCCGTCACGGTGATCGCGGCACCGAACTGGCCGGCGCCGTTGACGGTCGGCAGCACGCCATACGCCGCCGTCTGGTGGCGGATCACGGTCTGGTCCATTGCCCAGTCAAAGCCGAGTACATCCATGCCCATCATGCCGGTGGTGTACTGGCTGGAGATCTTGGCTTGGCTGTTGAACAGGCCGCTCAGCGAGGAGACGGTGTTCGCCTGGGTGAACGGCGACAGGACGATGTTGCGCTGGTCGCGCGGGGCGCCGTAGTTGTCCAGCACCGCGCCGGCCCGCAGCCAAGTATTCGCGGTCGGCGGGATAGTGTTCCCGCCCGTGTCGACGTTGTGGACGAAGTTGCTGGTCGTCTCGGCCACCTGCATCAAATCGGCAGCCATGTAGCCGGCGAGCTTGTTCACTGCCGGGCGGATGTATCGGCTGCTGTACTGGTCGATGGTCAGGGTGCGGTCGGCCATGCTGAACGAGATGTCGACGCCGATCTGGCTGCCGATGGTCAGCAAGGTGTTGGTCTCGATGGTGTTCTGCACCACCGCCGTTGGGCCGGTGCGCACGGCGTAGTCGTTCGGCAGGCGGATGCGCAGGGTGTTGCCGATCTTCGCGCCGGAGTTGGCGAACTGATCGTCGTATTGCGTGTCGACCATCTTAAGGAGCGCGTTGCTGTTCTTGAACAGCCGAACGGTCTCCTTCGTGATGATCGAAGGGGTGAGCAGTGTATTGGCCACGGGGGATGATCCTCGACGGTGGGATGCTGTGCGGGGAACCGCTCACGCCGAGGGCGCTCTTGCGGTTGGGTCGTCGCACGGCATTGGCCCGCCGGAGGGAGTTTGGGCTGGTCGCACTGCATGAGCCGGCAGGACGGCAAGGCACGGCTGGTCGCTCGGCTTATCCCGCCGGAGGGCGCTTACGCACGTCGTGGGCTAGTGTAATATGATCCTTTGGAGGGCGCACAATGAGCCGCGATTGCGACTACATCTTTAGTTGGGAATGCCAGCCCTACCTGCTCAACCCGATAGAGGAAGCCATTGCGGCCATTTCAGCCACTTTCCCCGACGGCACAGCAAAAAGGATCGACGACGAGACGCTGTATTGGTCCTGCCTGAAAAACGGCTTGATCCTGTCGGATATCAAGTTCCCCATTCCTCCGGATCAGATATTTGAGCGTGGGAACAAAGAACTGTGGAGGCCGGCCGTTTTGCCTACATCCCGGTCGGATTAGTGCAGTTTGGCCGTTTTCGCCCGCCATGCCGAATACTCCGACATCGACATCTTGTCCGGGTCGTCGTTGCCCTTGCCGCCACCGCCGTTGATGCTCCGCACCGGAGCCGGAGCGCCGGTCACCGGCACCGGCTTGGCCGGAGCCGCCGCCAGCTTGGCCAGTGCCGCCCCCATGCGGGCCGGTGATAGCCCCATGATCCGCATGGCCTCGTCGGGGTCGGCTGCCAGGTTGTGCAGCGCCTGGTGCGCGTTGCCGGCCTCCAGCGCCGCCTCGATCAGCCCGCGCGACACGCCGATGCTGTTCAGCGTCGCCATGTCCGCGTCAAACGTCGGGAACGCCGCCTTGCCGGCCTCGTAGGTCTTGTTGCAGTCGGCGGTGAACTTTCCCTCCGCCACCATCTGCTGCGCGCGGCGCTCGGCAACCGCGTTCACGTCCTGCGGTGCGTTTGGGTCGGCCGGCTGCGCGGCCCGTGCGCGCTGCAACTCGGTCTGCGCCTGCTGGAGTACCCGGTCACGGTCGGCTTTGTCGCGGGTCAGCTCGGCAATGCGCTTGACGAACCACGGCTCGCGCTCGGACTTGGCTTTCGCCTCCGGTTCCGGCTTCGGCTCGCCTTCGCCCTCGGTGGTGGCCTCCGTGGCGGGCGTCTCGGTGCCGGGCGCGGGGGTGTCGGCGGGTTCGGCGGCTGGCGCGGGCTGGGATGTGGTCTCAGACATCAGACGCACTCAATGTTGGGCAAGATGGGGACCAAAGTGATGCAGCCGCATGTCGCCATCCGGGGCCATGTTACGCCGCTACCGCCGCACCATTTGCAGTTGGGATCGGCAACAGCCAGCAGCTTGCGTGGCGGTTCGACGGCGGCTGCCGGCTGTTCGGTGGTCTGGCTCATGTTGATCTATTCTCAATGCGTCTAGATAGTGCTTCGAGATCTCTTATGTTTTGCTCAATCCAAGCGATGTCAGCTCCAGGCTTAAGGGCATCCTGCCGTTTCATTTCAATAGTTGCGTATATACCTTGCAGCATCCGGATTTCCGTTTGAACACGTTCAGCATGGCTCATCATGACGCATCTGCCTGCGGTTGTGGTTCCGCACCTTCTGGCGCAGGCGGGGCCATCGCGGCAATGCCCTGGTCGTGGGCGGCATTGGCGGCGTCGTGCGCCTGGATCAGCGGCAAGGCCGGCATCCCGATCATGCCCGACAACAGGGAGCGCGCCAGAATGCTCGCCACGGTCGGATCGGCCGCCGTGATTGCCACCAAGCGCCGCGTCTCGCTCTCATACGACTTAGTTTCGCCCTCGCCGCCCTTGTTCTTCAACTGGAGTTGCAGAGCGGCGATCTGATCCTTGAGGTCGGCAACATCCTTGTCTGCCTGCTGCGCCACAGCCTGCCCATGCCCCGTGACCGTCTGTAGGTGCTGCTGCATCTGCTGCATCGCCGGGGATGGCCCACCCAGCGCCTGCGGTGGCACCATGCGCTTGAGCCGTTCCGCGATCTCGTCGGCACCGGGAAAATCGGCGTTCTTGAACAGCAAATCGCCCACGACGGGCATCAATTCCTTGTTCTGGCTGGTGATCTGCGTAAACGCCTCGAACGCCTCCTGCCGCTGCGTGCCGAACGACGGCCCAACATCGGCCTGCACCATGTAGCGCCCCACGGAGGGGTTCAGGAACGTCCGCACCCGCTGCTGCTGGCTTTCGGCCTCGGTCGGCCTCTGCCCGCTGGGGTCCATCGGCTGCGGCGTCGGATCGGGTGTCACCGCGTGCGCAGTCTGCAACGTCGGGTCGATGTGGACTTCGCTCTCGGAGCCGTCGTCGGCCATGATCTTGAGCACGCGCGGGGTGTCGTAGACGTGCGGAATGAGGTCGACCAGGATGCGCCCGGTGAACCTGATCGCCTGAGCCAAGTGGTCGATGTAGTGGTACGTGGCGTTGTCGCCCTGGCGCTGCCGCTGCTCGATGGCGACGCCGGAGCGCTCGTTGCCCGGTGCGCCCATCTCGGCCTGATACTGGCCAGACACGGCCATCATCTCGTTGTCGGCGATGGTCATGCCTTGGAGATACGCCTGCGCCATCGTCGGCGGCTCTTGGCGTTCGGGAGCTTTCAATTCCCGTCCGGCGTCGTCATAGCCGTTGTAGAGCAGCAATGCCTTGTTCTCTAAATGGGCATTGTTCCAGTCTTCCTCGTAGCCTTCCACGCTCGCCGCAGTGCTTTTGTATGGCGTTTTGCCCTGCAATGCCACGAACTCGACGGCCGCGCTCATCCAGTAGTTCTTTGTGCGCTGGGCATCCTTGATCGCCCTGGTGTGACCTTTGCGGTCGAGCTTGCCGTCGATCACCGTCTCCTCGCCGATGACGCGGACGAGAGGAATGTAACGGCCCGGCCAGTCCTCTCGGTCAACGATCTCGTTGCCGACGATCTTGAACCACTCGACCTTCGGCGCGACGATGCTGCGTGATTTCATCGACCTATAGCCGGTAGGCACTGCACCGCGCACCGTTCTGCCATCGTTCAGCTGGTGCAGCGTGTCACCACTATCGACCACGCGCCAATATTCAGCCTCGCGGCAATCGTCCTCGGTCACCCAGCCGTCGGTCTGGTTGTATGGCCCGGTGAGCGTGTCACGCAGTTCGGGATGGTCGAGCAGAGCGTCGTCATGCGGGCGCTGCTTGGTCACGAACCCCCATTTGGCGTCCGAGCCGTCGAACTGCTGGATCTCGGGGTCCAGGTAGACGCTAGTGGGGTCGGCGATGCGCCGGATGTAGATCTCCAGGTTCAGGCTGTCGTCGCCCTCGTAGTCGGTCAGCACCCGCCAGTAGCCCCAGCCGCCGCGGACCTGGCTGTTGGTCGCCGCCTCGTACGCCTCGGTTGCCTGCGACTGGTACTCGATGTGCCGGCACAGACCGCTGAACATCTGCGCGGCCTCGTAGGTGGCCCCGTCACCGGTCGGCGTGACCTTGATCGCGGCTTTGTTCTGGCGCGCGTCGTTGATGATCTGCAGGCAGTGCTGGCGCACCTTGTTCATCGTGAGCGCGGGGCGGCGGCTGCCGGAGCGGTCGTTGTAGATCTTGTCGGGCCACTGCCAGTTGTTCTCGCTGTCGCCCTCAGAGAACTTCACGTCCTCGCGGTAGCGGTCGCGAGATGCACTCTCCCACTCCTCGGCGCGTTGGAAGCGGCGCTTGGCCTCGGACAGTATCTTCTCGTCGGCTTTGCTGTCGACGCGGCTCATGTGGTCGCCTTATGCCGGCTCGAAATTGTCCGCGAAGTAGACGGCCGCAACCAGCCATTGATCGTCGTGGTTCTTCGGGTTGCGGGCGATCATGTCGCCCGCCTTGGGCGATCCGGCTTCAAGGTCGGATGCTGACACGCTTACCCGGTCATTCAGCGTCTCACCGGGTACATACGGGCGAAGTTCCGCAATTTGGCTGCGGCGATAACGTTCGAACATTCATGTTCATCCCGAAAAGATGGCCGGTTGAGAGGGTTGCCCCGCACCGCCGGCCGAGTTTGGTAGGGGGAAACGTCCAGAGGCACGTCACACAGCCTTGCGGCTGCCTCGTGGGCCGGCGCTATGGCGCGCAGCCGATTATCCCATCCACCGTCCGGTTCCCTGCGCTGGCGCCATCGAGCGGCGTTGCGGCACTGGCGGCGCCTTGATCGTGTCGCGCAGCCCCATCGCGGCATAGCGCAGGCTGTCGGCCGCGTGACTGGCGAAATCATGGACCGGGGCTGAACGCCACGTCTGCGCGCCCTCGTTCCACTCCCGCCGGTAATGCCGCAACGCCTTGATGCCCGGCGCACACTTTGCCGCGTCAAACCACGCCTTGGGCAGGATCATCCGGACCGCGTTGATGCCGTCCGCCACGCTCTGCGCCGGGACTATGGTGATCGGGGTGACACCCAGGCCGCGCAACGTCTCGGTTCGGCTCTTGCCCGTACCCAGTTCGCGCACCTCCGCGTCGTGCGGCAGCAGGTGGCGCTCGTAGACGTATGGCCGGGCTTGCAGCTGCTTGACGTAATAGTCGAGCGCCACGCCCGAGTGCTCAATGTAATCGATGAACCGCCACTGCCCGGAGCGGCTGATCTGGATGCACCAGATGGCTGTGCTGTCGTCGATGCCCAAGTCCCAAGCCGTGCTGACACGCAGCAGCGGATCGTAGGGCACGGCGGTGATACGGCCATCAGTCTCGGCGGCCTGCATCAACTCGCCGTAGTAGCTGCCGCTGTTGGGCGTCTCGAAGCTGCACTCCAGCTCCTGCTTGAATTCGCCCGGCGTCATCTCCTGGCGCAGCATCGCAATGGCCTCGTCGCTCAGCGCGTGCGTGCGGGTGTAGTCGAGGAAGTAGGAGCTGTAGCCCGGCGTTGTCTTGGCCCGGTCGTGCGCCGCCTGGAGCAAGCCGCGCCCCTTGGGCGTGCCGCTGCGCAACAGGATGCCATTTCGGTCAGCCAGCATCGGCTCGATCACCAGCGGGATCAGCGCCGGCGGGGTGTCCTCCAGCTCGTCGATGATTGCCTCGTCGGCGTAGCCACCGCGCCAGCTGTCGGGGTTGTCGGCACCGCCGGCTTGCCACGTCGAGCCGTTGGAGAACTTGATCGTCAGGTCGTTCTTGTTCACGACCGCGCCCGGTATCGCTTCGGCGCCACGAACTGCCTGATCCCATAGCCCCGTGCGCTTCCACATGACGCCGTAGGGCAGGATGTGGACCACGCGGGGCAGCGGCTTGCGCTCGATCAGGCAGCGTTTGAGACCGCGCCAGATGAGCGCCGTGGATTTGCCGGCCCGGCGGTGGACGACGGCGACGATGCGCGGGGCGGTATCGTCAATCAGCGGGCGCTGCCATGGACGCGGCGCAAACGGCAGCACGATCTCGCGGCTCATTCCTCGGGCTGTTCGTCCGCGACCGTCATGACTGCTGGCATGACATCGGCCCAGCGGAAGGTGATGGCGCCGCCCTCCGCGCCAGTCACCTCGGTGGCCTGCATTGGGCGCCCAAAGCCTCGGTCCAGCAGTGCCACAGCAGCAGGCACACGTGCCTTGGGATCACTCAGGGCCGCAACCAGCGCCTCAATCGCGACCTTCGCGTGGGTGCGAGCCAGTTCCTTAATGTCGACCTTGGACTTTGGCCGGCCGCTCGGATTACCAGATACACCCGGTTGAAACACGTTCTGATTGCGTCCTGTTCAGCAATTAAAATCAGCGATTACGGGGCGGGCTGCGTGGCGGTCACGGTCGGCGCTGTGGGATTGGGCGCGGGCGTCACGACGGGCGCGGTGCCCATACCCGCAGGGCCAGTGGTGGTGACCGGCGGTGTCACGACGGGCGGGGTGCCGGCGAGTGCCGCCGTGAGCTGCGCCGTCTCGCCGCCGAGGGCGGTGTGCAGGTCGAACAGCGATTGCATCTGTGCCGGGGTGACGCCGACGCTGACCTGTTTGGCGATGGCGGCGGCGACCAGCGTTGCGAGCTCGGCCGGTGCGGCGTCGACGCTGCTTTTGAGCGTCGCGTTGTCGGCGATGAGCTGCTGAATGCTGGTGTCGAGGGAGCCGGTGGAGATTGACATGATGGTGATTGCTTCCGTGTTAGCGGCGACTGCCGCGGTGAGGTGGGCAAGTATCTCAATCAGTCGTTCATCGCTCAGCCTGGAAAACGGGTTGCGCATACTTTGCTCCTCCAGTTCCCGTTGGAGCTGATCGCTCATCGCGCGCTCCTCCAGGCCGCTCTCAGTTCGTTCCAAGTCGCGGCGGGAGGGTCGGGTTCCGGCCTGCGCCAGCTATCGTTGAAGGCGTCGTAGTGCCAGCCGGCGCGGGCTAGGGCGCGTTGCGCGTCGGCGTATGGGCCTGGATATCCCAAGTCGAACAGGTTGGCGCGTGTGAACACATCAAGATGCGGTGGCACCCGGAAATGTGGTGGCACCCGGAACTCGCTCATCGCGCGGTCCTCCATGCGGCCTGGAGCGCGTTCCAGCGGGTGAAGTGCATCCGCCACATGCAGTAGTGCCGCCAGAACCGGGCCGGGAACATCCGGAGATTGCCCTGAACCGCCGCTTCTTCGAGCGGAGACAAGTGGAAAAACGGCTCGTCGTCGCTCATGCGATCACCCGCCCGCTGCGCTCGTTCTTTTGCGCCGCCAGTGTCTCGGCCACGATCTCCGGCAGGGTGGTGGCGGTGCTCTCCATCGCCGCGGTCAGCGGGTAGCAGCCTAGCGAGCGGAACCGCACCATGCGGGCCTGCGGCACCTCGCCCGGCCGAAGCCGCATCCGTTCATCATGCACCGCGATCAGGCTGCCGTCGCGCTCCACCACCTCGCGCGAGGCCGCGTAGTACAGCGGCACGATGGGGATGTCCTCGGCCATGATGTAGGTCCACACGTCGGCCTCGGTCCAGTTCGACAGCGGGAACACCCGTAGGTTCTGGCCGGAACGCGGTGCCGTGCGAATGCCAAAAACTGGCTCCGTGGCTCGTATCTGCTCATCGTCGCGGCGAGCGCCACCGAACACTGCATCGAAGCCATGCGCGGTCAGCATTTGGTCCAGCGCATCTAGCTTCATCACCTGCGTGTAGTGGCTTGGTGTGTGGTCTAGCGGGTTGATATTGGCTGCAACGCCGTCGGGGTTGGTGTGGACTGTCAGTTCTAGGCCGAGTTCGCGAACGATGCCATCACGATGGGCGATGATTTCGCGGAAATCCCATCCGGTGTCGATATGCAGCAGAGGAAACGGCAGGCGACCGGGGAAGAACGCCTTTTGCATCAGACGCAGCACCACGGAACTGTCTTTGCCGACCGAGTAGAGGAAAACCGGCTTGCGGCACTCTGCTGCGGTTTCGCGGATGACGTAAATGCTCTCGGCTTGCAGCCGTTTCAGATACTGCGGTAAGTCGCTCATGCCATCGCCTCGAATGCTGCCCAAGCCATTGTCACGGGCACGTCGCGACCGAACAGCGACACGCTGGCGGTGGTGGTGCGCCCGTCGCAGGCCAGGACGACGCCGGGCTGTCCCGAAAGACCACCCTCTAAAACCCTCACAGATGCCCCCACAGGCCGGTGCGCGCGTTCCTGGCTGTCCAGGTGCAGACGCTCCGGTGCGGTGTCCACAAGGAGCTCCACGAGGCCGTCATCAGGCAGTGGCATGGGGGTGAGGCTGCGGGTGGTCATGACGCGGATCACGCCGTCGATGCCGGAGAGGACGCGCCAGTCGTCGGCGCGGGCGTCGAACCGCACGAACCCATAGCCGCCGAACATCGGAACCTGATGCTCGACCAGCTTGCCGCGGACGCGGCGCATCGCGCACTGCATCGGCAGCACCGTCTGGAACTCGGGACGCGGGCGGCGGCCCGGCCGTGCCTCGCCCTGGGCGATCTCGCGGATGGCGGCGTGCTCGGCGCCGGAGCCGAACTGCAGGACATACCAGCGCGGGCCGAGCGGGCGGGGCTGGAGGATGCGGGCAGCGGGCGGCTTTGGTTTCGGTTTCGGGCCGGAGTTTGGACGGGCACCGCCGGAGTTGGCGCGAGGCCCGCCATGGCCCATCTTGCTGAATAGAACCGCGGTTATTTGCAGGCTTCGCACTCCGACGCTTGCCGGATTTTCACGTGATGCGTCGCTCATAACGCCAGTAGTGACGGGAACGCAAGGGGTTTGTGCGTTCAAGGCTGTTCCGGCATCGTCTCGATGCCGAGCTTCTGTCGCAGCATATCGCGCCGGGTGGCCGCTGCGAAACGAAACTCGTTAACGGGTTCCGCCGCTAGGGCCGTGTAGCGCTCCAACAGCACCTCATCGTTGTGGTGGAACGGGCGGACCTTGACCGGCTCAACCGGCTCCGATGGCGCATTCTCGGCGCGCGATACGGCCATATCGGCGCGGAACTTCGCCAGCACGGCGTCGCGCTCCTCGGCCGCGAGGTTCGGGCCGGTGCGTTCCGGCGCGGCCGGCGGTGCTGCAAACGACGTGATGTGGCGCAGGGCATCGCGCTCGACGACGGTGTGCCGGCAGTGCGGCCGCAGCAGGTCCAGCACCTCCTTCGTGCTTGGAAAGAACGGGAATGTGGCTAGCCCCTCCCGCTGCGTGGCCGAGGTCAACACCGAATGCGGCAGGTGCGCGCACGCCATCCCGATCACGTCCGACCGGGACAGGAACTCCTCGTCGGCAACCTGCGCGCCGCAACCGGATGCGAACGGGATCAGCCATTCTCGCACCGCCTGCGCGCCCGCTGGTCGGCACAGTGCCTCAAGGTTCGGCAACGCCAACCCAGCCTCGACCTGCAGGTGCGGGGGTATCTCGACCAGCCGGCGCCCCTGCCCGTGGTCGCGCACCAGGGCTGCCAGCGATTGGCTCAACGCTCGAGCCGGTGGCAGCCTGCCAGGCGGTCCCGGAGGCGGCACGACTGTCATCGAGGTCAATGCACGTCTCCCCGGTGCATGTAGGCTGACACCATGCGAGCCATCCGGATTTTACCGTCGGTCCTGGCGTTGCCCGATGCCCCACCTCGCGTCTCGTAGACGTTGGTCCAGTTGGCGATGGTGCTGGCGTTCAACGCCTCGGCGATGTCAACTCCGCGCGCTCGAAATCCATCAAGTCGAGCGATCAACAACTCCACCGCTCGAGGCGTCATCGGCTTTCGGGTTGAGCGCCGCATTCCGACGTAGCCTTCCCAGGCATCGACGGGAATCCAGGGGGGCAAACCCACGGCGCGCAGCGCGGGCGCGGGCGACGCTCGCGCCTCTTGTTTGCTTCCCTTGCTTTCTTCTCTTTCTTCTCTTTCTTCTCTTCTCTTCTCTAGCTTAACGGGTGGGTTAAGGCCGGAACTGTTTAACTCATTGTTATTATGCGGATTGTCTGTTCCATTTTGCGCGGATTTTCCGCCGTTCGGATACAGATTGCTGCAATCCTGTCGCGAAGCGGCTCCGGACGACGCCAAAACCGAGCCGTTTTGGACATTTTTGGCCTTTTCGACCAGGTTAACGGGGGCCTTAACCGGAATTTGGCCTATGTCACTGTTTTTCAACAGTTTTGGATTTCCACCCTGCGTGCCGGTCGCAACGGCGAGGTCATGGGCGTTTTGGTCCCGCAGCATCCGCCTGGAGAAGATTGCGCCGCGTCCGTCACGGCTGAAAACGCCGTTCTTTTCCAGCTCGGCAATGACGCGCTGGACCGTGCGGCGATCCACCCCGATCATGTTGGCAACCTCGATCGGCGATGCCGCGCGCCCGGCCAGCACCAGATACCCACGCTCGGTCGAGGCATCCATCGCGCAAAGCATGTCCATCCAGATGCCGCGAGCGGCCGGCGAGCAATTCCGCAGCGACACGTCGCGGCTCCAATCCGACCAGACAAAGCGCGACCATGGCAGCCTCTTGGCGTTGCCGCTCATGGCTGATCTCCCTCGCTCACCAGATGCGCTTCAAGCGCGTCATGTTCCTGCTGCCACCGCTCGACCGTGAGGCAAATCAGGCCGCGATCGGTGTTCCTGAAATGAACGGCGATGATCGGCCAGACGATCTTCGTGAACTTGGCGCGCGGCATCCGCGCAATGCCCGCCAGATCCCGCAGCGCAGGCGGCAGGAAGCCAAGCTGCGAACTCTGCTCCATCAGCCGCACCAGAGCGATGAAGCAATCAGACGGCAGCCGTTGCTTGAACTCAAGCATCTCGCCGATGTTCACCCAAACAGGCTCATAACCCGGCGGCGGCACCAGGGCAGACCCGTTACGATCAGATGCCATTTAGGCATACCTCTTGCGTTGCCGCTTCGAGGGTGCGAAAAAGGGGTGCAGGTTGCCCTCTCTCGCACCGCCAACAGCGGTCCGTGTTTCGAAATCAAGCCCATCCAGTTTGCCGCTGGGTGGGCTTTTCGATGCCGGCACCGTAGCGAGACGTTGAAATCTAGGCAACGGCGTCAGGCCGCTGATGGTGACACGCCACACGGGCATTGTGGATAATTGCCGCAGCCTCCGTCGGGACATTCGGCAGTAAAGGTCTGCGCCTCATCGTCGCTCATCTAAAATGGTATCCTATCCGCTCGCAGCCGCGACTTCGCCCGCCGCACGACAGGCCGCGCCACCGACTGCCCCGCGGCCTCACGCAAAGCGATGCCGGCCGCCTGGAGGCCATGCCGTGCCGTTTCGATGCCGGTGGCGACGATCACCGTGTGGCCGATCGCGTGCATCTGCTGGTGCACCGCCTGCTGCGCCTCAGACAGTACGCCAGCACCGGGCGCTTTCATCTCGATCCATGCGACGCAACCACCTGGCATGATGCACACCAGATCGGGGATGCCTGTGACTACGCCACTGGCCTTGCGCGCCATGCCAAACCGTGCGGCTGCGAACTTGTCGCCCGAGCGCGCCTGCCGCTCGTTCTCGATCAGCGCCACGATGGAACCGGCCGGCAGCACCATGCGCGCCCAACGCAGCACTGCGATTTGAGCCGACCGCTCCGGCGTGGCGCGGGTCATATGGGTATCTCGCCATCGGTTGCGATCTCAGCCAGCCCAGCAGCGGTCAGTACGAATTGGTTGGCGCCGTTGCCGTGGGTCAGAAATCCGCCGTTGATGAGCCGGTCAATAACCTGCGATGAATCGAATTGCTCGAGCTTGATTGCATCTGAGACGTACAATGGGTTTTTCGGACAGAACCTGCCCGGTCGCATGATGAAACCATGAGCGGCGGCTTTCTCAAGCGCACGCCTGCGGGCCGGCGTCACGGCCGGTCATCCGGCGGCGGAAGCGGGGCGAAGATCCAGGCGAGCAGCGCTCCGACCGCGAGAAACCACAGAATGCTCACGGCTTCGGAGCCGGCGTGAGCGGAACATTCGTTGTCACAGTTCGCAACCTGTGTTAATTGGTATTGAGCCGACTTCGGAACGGGGCCGGACCAACGTGACCAGCGCGCCAGACGGAACCCACGCCAAAAGCCACCAGGCGGTCATGCTGCGGCCCGCTCAGGAGCCGCGACAGGCGCGGCGCCGAAAATGTCTGGCCGCAGTTCGTGCGGCGAGATGCCCGTCAGTTTGGCGATAGCGAGGCAATGGTGAGCCGGTGCGCGCCGCCACTGCGGAATGGCAGACGGCACGATGCCGAGCTGGCCGGCCAGTGCGGTGACACCACCGGCGGCCTTGAGGGCTTTCTTCAATGGAGGGTCGTAACGCATATGGCCATTATGCAGTATGGCTGCACTAAAGCAAGACTGATCTTGGCGCTGGCGTCCGCCAGCCCTCCTAAATTGCGTATAAAGAAAAATACATATGATTATGCCAGCATGAGCGCAGCACAAGAAAAACTCGAAATTGGCAATCGTCTACGAATGGCAATCGAGGCCCTGAACCTTAAGCAAATCGACGTATGCCGTCAGATCGGCATATCGCCGAGCAAGCTGAACAATTATCTCCGGGGCGAAAACATCCCGAGCTTCGTGTTCATCAAAGCGTTTTGCCTGCGTTACAATATCACGACGGATTGGATTTATTTGGGGCGGGTTTCGGCTTTGCCACAGGCTTTGGGGGACGCCCTATGGGCGGCGTCAGAGGCTCCTTCGCCGGCTTCGCAGGTGGAGGCTGATCGGCCTTGCGAGACCGAATAGCGAGATAGCGCACGCGAAACCCCCCTGTTTGTTCTTCTAAATCATACTGTCACATAACTGTTACCAACCGATAGCCTGTAAATAATATTTAGTCTGCCTGCATTTCCTGGCCAAATAGCCGTTGACGAAATGCAGGGAGCCTGCATACTATGCGCCATCAGCCCGGCATCCAGCGGGGCGCGAATGGAGCATCCAATGTTCGAAATCATCACATCCACCAGCGTTCCCGTGGCCGACCCAGCGCGCAGGCTCAATCTTGGACTGGCGGCGTTCAGCGACGACCGGCTGATCCTTTCACTGGAAAGCGGCGCCGACATGCGTGCCTCCATGCATTGCAGCTCGCAGGAAGCCGCGGCGTTCGCCTACGCCATCCTCGACGCCATTGAGCAGATCGACGCCGCGCCGCTCGCGATGGTGGCGTGACATGAGCGCATCTCAGGCAACCAACACCATTCGCATCACCCATCGCTGGGGCGGCCTTGTCCTGTTTGAGTGCGAGGCGACTGCGGAGTTTGCCGGCCTGTCCGCATTCGCCCGGATTGGTCGCGCTGTGCTGAAAGCTCTTGCCGGTGGCGCGGACCTGCGTGGCGCGTACCTGGGTGGCGCGGACCTACGTGGCGCGGACCTGCGTGACGCGAACCTGCGACCCATCCGGGCCGATCTTTACGACGTGCTGGTCAACGCTCGCGATGAAGCTCCGGCATTCTTGGCTGCCCTGCGCGCCGGAAAAGTTAACGGGTCAGCCTACCAAGGCGAATGTGCGTGTTTGGTTGGCACGATCGCGAAGGTGCGCGGCGTTAACTATACCAGTTTGGAGTACGACAGCACACGCCCGATCGAGAGGTTTGTGTTGAATATCGAACAGGGCGACACCCCGGAAACAAGCCAAGTCGCAGCCCTGGTCGCGGAGTGGACGGAGCGGTTCATCGGTGTTCCCGCATCTGCGCAGGGACCAGTATGATGGTGATTGCAACAGCGCTTGCCGACATTGGCATCCACGACGACATCGGCCACACCGCATGGCGCGCACGCTGCGCCGCGTGCGGCTGGGACACCGAGGGCATCGCCCGCGCCGAGCTGCACAGTGCCGTGGCGATGATCGACCGTTGGCGCATTGAGTGGCGCGAGGCCGGGCTGTTGTCCGATTGGCCCGGCAGCCGCGACAGCTGCGAAATACTGGGCGAACTGGCCGGGTTCCGCAGCGACTTGGTGCGCGACCAAGCGATGCTCGCGGACGCGCTGCATGACCGCGCGACAACCATGTCGGAGGAGACGGTGATGCACCTCCACGACGCCATGCGCCACGATGCGGAGGATGCGCTGTGACCGCCGCACTCGACACCAGCCGTTTCGTGCATGTCACGCCCGCGCTCGGCTTCGTTCTCCCCGACACCGCGAAAGATTACCCGCCGACGCACGAACAGGCGGAGGATGCGCTGGCGCTGGCCCGCGTATTGCGCGTCTACCGGGCGCTGCGGTGGCTGAGGCTGGTGGAATGAGCACTATGAAAACGCATACGCCCGGCCCTTGGCAAGTGATCGACAACCGGAGCATGAACGGCAACTACTGGATCGGCACTGACGCATGGACATCTCACGCGGAAGTCCGAATGGGCTGCGGCGAAGCCGCCGAACTTGGTGACGAACTTGCGAACGCAAAGCTGATAGCCGCAGCGCCGGATCTGCTCGCCGCCCTGCAAGAGATTGTCATGAAGTGGGGTTTCCCGAATACCTCCGAATGGCATCGCGCCAGGGCAGTAATTGCCAAGGCGACCGAGTGATGCCCGGCGTGTGGGAGTGCGCGCAGTGCAAGCGCCGCTGGGCATGGGGCGCCAGCAACGACGGCGTGTGCCTCGACTGTGGCTGCCGCGAGGGAACTGAATTGGGAGATACGACTGTGAGTGAACCCGCACGCGCCACACCAGGCGCCGATGCCGAGACCGCGCAGATGCAGACCGGCGTTGCCGCGCACCGGGCCGTCATCAAACGGGTGGTGGATGATGTGGGACGCGCCGCCAAGGCTGTTGCTGGTGCCACCGATGTGTTGGTCGCGTTCCAGGGTGCAGGCGCGTTCATCGTCGCGTGCGAGGCGGCGGAGGAAGCGTTTGCCGACGCCAAGAAACGTATGCGCGCCTATCTCGCTGAACGTATGTTCGAGACCGGCGCGACCACGATCCGCACCGACAGCCACACGTTCGGCCTCGCGTCCGATCCGGTACAGGCCATCATCACCGACAAGAAACTGATCCCACCGGAGTTCTGGATGCCGCGTGAGCCGGTGATCGACACGAAGGCGCTGCTGGCCGTGATCAAGCAACGCGGGCGGGTCGACGGCGCGGAACTCTCCAACAGCGGTGCGATGCACCTCACAATCAGGGCCACGAAATGAACGCGCTCACGAAGATCCCGCCATCCGGCGCCGCCAGCGACGAACTGATCCGCGTGTTGCAGAACTCGCTCTATCCAGGCGCGAAAGCCGATAGCGTGGCACTCGTGCTGGCTTGGTGCCGCAGCACTGGCCGCGACCCAATGAAGAAGCCGGTTCACATCGTGCCGATGTCGGTCAAGATCGCTGGCACCGACCGCTACGAGTGGCGCGACGTTCTCATGCCGGGGATCGGCACCTATCGCACCGACGCCGCCGAGACCGGCGAATACGTCGGCAAAAGCGAGCCGGAGTTCGGACCGGAAACCACTCGCGAGTTCGATGGGCAGAAAGTCACATTCCCACTTTGGTGCAAGGTGACGGTGTATCGCTACACTCACGGCGAGGCGCGGGCGTTCCCTGCAAAAGAGTTCTGGATTGAGAACTATGCGCTCGGCAAGGGGAACAAGGGCGTCAATGCCATGTGGTCGAAGCGGTGCTATGGCCAACTCGCCAAGGTGGCCGAGAGCCAAGCGTTGCGGATGGCATTCCCCGATGAGACTGGCAACTCGAACACGGCCGAGGAGATGGAAGGCAAGAGCTTTGCCGGCATGACGATCGACGCTGAGCCGCAGCCCAAACCACCCCAGCCTGCGCCCGCACAGCTCCGCCAGCAGACCACCGCCGAATACCTGGGCGACGCCATCCCCGACGCCCACGAGCCGGCCAAGCGCCCGTTCGGGGAGTACTTGCGCGACAAGCTCGCCGCCTCCACCACGCCGCACGAGGTGGCCGCCCTGCGCCTGGACCCGCGCATCCAGCCGTTCCTGACATCCGGACCACCCGATGCCGTCGCGCGCGCCGCGGCGCTGATCGAGGCCCGGATCGAGGCGCTGATGCCGCCGGTGGTCGAGGGCGCGCGGCCGCCCGCCGACGAAGGGCCGGAATTGTCCGACAGTCCGCCGACGCGGGACGAGCCGCCGGCTGTCGACGATGATCTGTCAGGGGGGATGTGACGTATGGACGACTGACGAAAACAGGCCAACTATACTTCAAAACAAGGGAATCGAACCAATGCGTCTATTTTTTCTCGCCGCGACTTTTCTCACCGTCTACGGCGGTGCCGCCTTGCTCGACGGTCCGCAGGCTGCTCCAGGTAACGACCACGCCGGAAGCGGGGGCAGCGGCACCATGGGAGGCGCTAACGGATCCCAAGGAACAGGTTCTAGCTCTGCAACAGCCACTGGCCCGTTGTTTTCCACGCGCACAGCACAAGCGATGCAACTCGGCGCTTTGGCCGGCGGCGTTGCTGGAACGGGTTTTGGTTGCGCGGCTTGTGGTGCAGCAGTGGGCGCGGGGGTCGGTGCAGAATCAGAGCAGATGCAGCAGAACGAGCCGGGAATGGCGCAGGCGTTATCCAACAGTGGCGGTGGCCCAACTCAACCGGGTAGCGCTGGAACAGATGGCACCGGCAACTAAGAGAATTATACGCTCAATCCCGCTAAAATAAGGAGATCTGACATGCTGCACTTTCTTACCACCTATATCACACCGGATCCTGTGAATGCGGTTGTGATTTTTATTGGACTTCCAGGCGTAATTATTGCCTGCGTCATCGGTAGCGTGCACAATTACCGCGCCCGATATGCAAGGCAGCCGCAATCGCGCTGACCCGCACCCGGCGCCGTCTAACCTCATGGAGTGTCATGTCGGTTTCCCTGGTATACCCTGCGGGGAAACCCCAGGGGAACCCGACATGGCAGACACCTCCAAGGCCGGCATGACGATCAAGGGCGTGCCGATCCAGACGCGGCAGACGATGGTGTCGATTGCCCAGCAGCGGCAACTGTCGATGGCCGATCTGCTGGTCGAGATGGTTGACGCGCTCAAGACAAACCACGCGGGAAACCGCATTGAGATGCCGGTTTTACCCAGCAAACCGAATGTTGCCATGGTGGTTTCCCCGCCGGGAAAACTGGTTGCACCGCTCGACCTAGGCGAGTTGCGCGACACCATGCTGGCGCTCAAGGCAATGTCGGAGGCCTCGGGCGTGCCGGTGCCGAAGCATATCGCCAACCACGCCTACGCCGTGCTGCGCGACCGGCTACGCGAGGCGCGGGGGATGCCGGCGGTTAAACCGAGGCAAACCAGTTTGCTCATCGGGGAAACCTGATGTCCGCGACGCGAATGAGGCGGCCGGCGCGTAAGGCGGGGTAAACAAAGTCCCGCTACTGTATGCCTGATAACGTATCTTGTCGGGCGCAGAAGCAGGCCCGGCGGGACCGGGCGTAACGATCAAAGGAGCCGACATGAGCAACGAAGCACCTAACCAGACCGCCTGGAGGGCAGGGCGGGTAACGTGGGTCAAAGAGCAGATGTCGTGGAATGAAAAGCAAGCGGACTGGCACGCGGACATGATTGTTCGCCATACCGAAGTCGTAGCGGTCCTAAAGGTGGAGCTTGATCAACTCAAGCAATCGGTGAGGGCAATCGTATGAGCGACCATCCGGCACAGACGGGGGCTGAGCTAACGGTTCAGCAGCGCCTCAACTGCGCCAGCCTTGCGGCATCGAGCTTATGACTGCCGTCACGTCCCGCGAGCCGCACGCGGTGCAGCGCCAGCGCAATTTGGGCACCGGCACATCACCACGCCCGGCCGCGATCAGCCCCGCCAGGTCTGCCACGGCGACGTGCTGGCAGCCGTTGCAGATCGCGCGTAGATCGGCATGACCGATGGTGCTGCGCGCCGTGGCGGGTGGGGTATCAAGTGGAGTGGTGGGCGTCAAAACGATCCTCTGTCCGGAGGGATTTGACGGACAACAAGATGAACCTCGTCTGGAGCGTTAAGCCGAAAATGACCCTTATGTCCCGCCTGAAAACCGCATTCGAGTTCGTTATCTGCATGGCGGCACTGATGTTACTCATATTGGAGATCGGTCAATGGTCCTGAACCGGATGCTCTGGATCGCCCTCGCCATCGCCTTCGTCCTCATAGTCGGCAAAGGAGCGTCGGAGGCGATCAGCGAGGGCGGGGGGTGGTGGCACATGGGCGGTGATCCATGCACGGCGCAGGCCGCGTGCAATGCAAATCGATAATCTATATCTCATAACAAAGGAAACACACTGATGCGTATCTTTTTTCTCGCCGCTACTTTTCTTACCGCTTTCGGCGGTGCCGCCTTACTCACCGGCCTACATGCCGCTCCGAGCAATGACCACAGTGGCGGCAGTGCCGGCGCGGGTGGCCCTAGCGGCGGCAACTCCGGGCTAAGCGGCAACCGGCAACCTACATCCACGGCGCCCAACGTGCCCGGTAGCGACCTGGGCGCGGGGCTGGGTGCCAGCGCTGGATCGGAGATCGGAACGCCGCTTGGTGTCCCAGGTCGCATCGTCGGGGGTGCGATCGGGGCAACGCTGGGTTACAACGCGCCTGCAGCGGCGGCAACGCTGGGGACTGCAAATGGCGTCACCGCCGGCGATCCCACCCAGCCGGCGCACACATTTGGCTTGGGATCTGACGAACCCAGTTCGAACGTGAGTCCAGGGGCGACTGGTCTTCAGTGATCGTCAAGCACAACAGGAGGCTCTATTGCGTCAGCTCAGCGATTGTCTGCTGTCCAAGCGCTACCAGCGGTTTTTATCCATAGGGCCAATGCTGGCGTCTCTCGGCTTCATCAACACCCCATACTTCTGGCACGCCCTGATTGGTGGCGCAGCGGTTTTGTATGGCGGCTACGGCTTGGCCTACCGGAGCCGCGCGCGTTAACTCAACATCCGACTACCCGGCACTCGTCCGCTAGAGTGCCGGGCATCGTGGCCTCATAGAGCTAGATGCGTCCCGTTAACAAAAGTACGACCAAAACAATCACCAGAATGGTGCCCAGCCCGATGCCACCATATCCGGCGTGTCCGTAGGCGCCGCCACCCCAGCCGCCGAACGTGGTGCCGAGGCCACCGCCGAAAAGCAGCAGCGCGAGCAGGATGAGTATGATGATGGGGTCACCTCACCGTTTGCTCAAAACTGCACGATAAGGCCCATGCACGAACTACTTGCCTTTCGGCCAAGTTCTGAAAGAGGGTTTTGCAATGTGAATCGTCAGATTTGGCGTAGGGGCGACAGCTCATCCGAATACCTACGTTTGTGGAATGGCCTGATTTCATGGCCTTTTCCGCTTAGCGTGCGATTTTGAGCAAATCGTGAGGTGACCCCATGATCATGGCGTAACACTCCTAGGAATGAGTTTGGTGGGGATGGCCTAGCTCTGGTACGCGCGGAACATGCAGGCGCCGCCGTTCCCGCCGATGCCGCCAGCGGTGAAGCCGTTGCCACCGCCACCGCCGCCCGCACCGATCCCGCCGGCCCCACCGTTTCCACCCGCACCGGCCGTCGGCGCGTTGGCTCCTCCGCCGCCACCGAGGCCGTAGCCGGCGGGGGTGTTCACCCCGTTGGCGCCCGCCTGTCCGGTAGTCGATCCGCCAAGCGATCCGGCGGTGAAATTCAGTGTGAAGCCGCTGGGACCGCCTGGCTGCTGAGTGGCGGTAGCCGCGGCCCCTGCGCCGCTGCCCCCGCCTGTGGGACCAGACACCGCGTTGCCACCAAGCGAACCGGCCGCTCCGACCACACCAGCGCCGCCCGGAGAACCGACACCAGGGTTGAATTGAGCGGCACCCCCGTTACCGAGATAGGCACCATTCACCCCTCCATTGGTCCCACCATCTCCGCCATAGGTCTGGTATGCGTTGGCACCCCCGCTGGCAAAACCGGCAGTTCCACCGCTGGCGCCAACGTTCTGAGCCGCCGTCCCACCGCCGTTGGTCCCGCCGCCGCCGAACGCCGTCCAGCCATTATAGGTCGCGTTGCCGCCGCCCGGCCCGCCGCCGCCGCCCGCGCCGGTACCGGCCGGCACGCCGCCGGGGGGGCCGCCGGGGGCCGCCGTGCAGAGCGTGACGGGGCCACTAGGGAAGTTCGCCGCCGGCCCGTCCAGGACAAGCTGCGCCCCGGCCGAGCCGCCGCCGCCGCCGTTGGTCGCCGTCCCGGTCGCGAGGATGACCCCGCCGCCGCCGCCTGCTCCGCCGCCGGTGAGTTCGATCCGCACCCGCTTGGCTAGGGGATTGAGGGTGAACGTACCGGACACCAGCAGCGTGTCCACTTCGAGCACACCGCTGGCAGGGCCGGTGGCGTTGCCAGGCAATGCGCCCGCATAGGCTGGACTGGACAGCGTGGCGGCAGCGACGGCCGCCTGGAGGAACTTGCGCGTCATCACTGGAACGCCTCATAGGTCATAACGCCGGCAGCGGTCGCCATGATGCAGGTGATCGCCGCCGGTCCGACCAGGGGATACACCCACTCGTAGCCGCCGCCGGCCGGGATTTGCATACCGACGCTGAGCGTGGCCACGCCGCCATCGGAGCGGCACCAAGCGGTGTTGGCGCTGGTGTTCCATATCGAGGCGCGCCCCCGTGTCCCGGTGGACGCCGGAACGACGGTGGTGGAGGTGGTCGCCACGGTGATGCCCGGAGACGCATTCACCGTAAGAGTATCGTTTGCCAGCGGGTTGGTCGACGTGACGGGAAGTGCCGTGTTGGCTGGCAAGCCGATCAGCCATGGTGCCGCACCAGCCGGCCCCTGCGTGACGGTGCCGCCGCCCGCTCCGCCCGCGCCACCGCCGGGAACGAAGCACGACGCCACGCCCGGCTGGCATCCGGTGGTCGAGATCGTGCCGACGATGACCGGGACCGGGGCCTGCTGCGCCCAGCTCGCGACTGGCAACAGCGCCAGCGCAGCGGCGATTAGGATCGTTCGCATGGCAGTTCCTTCAGGAAAGATGGCGTATGACGACGGTGTATCCAGCCGGTACGTCGATGACCTGCACCGATCCCTCAACCACATGGCCGGGGCCGAAGTGCTGCACCACCGTCGTGCCGTCCACGCGGGTGACAACCGTGTGGCCGCTGATTTCGTCCTCGGTCACGATGTGGCCGCCACGACCTTGACGGCGGGCGCCGCCTTGACCGTGAGCGCTGTCGCCTGCGCGTTGATCGTCGCCGCCAGCGCTTCGATCGCCGTGGCATCCAGGCTGGCCTCGTAAAGCGCGGTTTGCGCCTTCGCCACCAGCGGATCAACACGGGCCACCACTGGCACCACCACCACCGCAAGCGACGGCTGCGCCACCACCGCGACGTTGGCGATGCCCCGAGCCACGCCATAGAAGTTGATGGCGAGCTGGAGGTCGGCCTGCGCCTTGGACACGGTGGCGGTGGTGGCCGTCACAGTGGACGCGGCGCAGCCGGCGAGCGCCAGGCCGAGGCCCAGCATTGCGATACGGGTGTTCATGGCTTGTTCACTCCTTCGGTGAATGGGTATGGGATGGAGGATGATTTGCCCAGAGGCATGGATGCGGTGCCTGGTGCGATGCCTGGCGCCGGCAGCGAGGCCACGACAACAGCGTGCAGTGGGTTCTGGCCCAGCGCGCCGGATATCTCGGACGTGACCTGATCGCGCGTCACGCTGGCCGCCGCAATGCTCGTGGCATAAGTCTGCTGCATCGCTGCCTGCGCATCGACGATCAGGCTCCTGCGAACCGTGGCGAGGTCGGACCCGGCCGGAATCTGCGACAGCTTGATCGCCACATTGCCGGCGGCCGTCGCCGCCCCGGAGGCGATACGCACCAGGGCGATGTTGTAGTTCCGCCGCTTCATCTCGGCGGTGAGCAGCGTGAGCCCCCAGGCCCCGAGGGCGACTATAGGCGCCATGATCGGCACGGCGATGGTCAGCGCGTCGGTCCAGGTCGCGTTCATCGTTTCACCTGTGAGGTTGTTGGGCGGAATATTCGGCGCAATTCCGCCGTTTCGCGGATTGGCCGCCGTTTCGCGGATTGGCCGCCGTTTCGCGGATTGGCCGCCGTTTCGCGGATTGGCCGCAGATTAGGAAAACAGTCAGTTCAGCATCGCAAAGATGTTCGGCGTGTCGATCTGCGCGTCGTATTCCGCGCGGGTGCAGGCGTGTGGGCAGCACCAGCAGCCCGGCCCGCGCGTGTGGTAGCCGCAGGGCATCATCACCGGGCGGTGCAGCCACAGCAGGTCGCCGTGCGCCTCGCAGCCGCTGTCGTGCGATGGGCCGTCCAGCAACGCCTTGTTCGGCACCAGATCCCAGTCCCACATCACACGGCTACCGTGGATGGAGGTGCCGGAGGTGCCAGCGCATAGCCGATGTCAGCCACGAAGCGTCGGGACAGGCCAAGCCGATCAGATGCGAATATCGCAGTTTGCGACACGTCGTTCAGGCGTTGCGCGGTCATTTCCAAGGCCAGGGTGAGCGGCGATGCAACGGCGTTGGCCGCCTTGACGGTCTTATCCCCAATGGAGCCGTAG